CATCGCCGTTGTCGTCGTCTTCGTCTTCGCGGTCGAGGCGGGCCGCTTCTTCCTCCGCCCACTTGGCCGTCCGCATTATGTCGCCCGAGGTAGGGCCACCCCACAACGCCCAGGCGACGGCGCCCGCTCCGGGGAATTCCTTGTTATCGGGGTTGTTCTTAGGGGCGTCCATGTCGCCACGGTGGCGCTGGAACCAAGGCCCCATGCGGCGCACCTTGTCGTCGGAGACTTCGCCGGCCACCATGTCGCGGGCCTCGCTGATCGTCTGGTCGGTCACCCCGTCGCCGGACTTGCCTTCGGCGTGCCATTCAAGGCCTCGCCGTGCGGCTTCGGAAACATAGTCTGGGACGCGGACTGACATCAGAAGGATGCGATGGCGGACTTGAGGTTCGGGACGATACCGGTGACCAGACCCTTCGCGGCGGCCTCGCGGCCCGTGAAGACTTGGCCTTCCATGTCCTCGTCACGGACGAAGCGGCGCTTGTTGCGGACGGCGGAGCGGAACCCGTCACGGGTGGCCTCGACGCTCGACTGGAGGTAGGCGCGCTGCTCGGCGGTCAGGGGCATACCTTCGGCGCCGGCGGCCTTGTGGACGCCCGCCGCGATTACCTCAAACTTGATGCCCTGGGACGCGTAGTATTCTTCGAGGTTCGTGACGATGAGGTAGACCCCGATGCTCCCGATGGAGGAAGAGGCGGTGACAACGAATTCGTCCGCTTGGCTGGCGATCCAATAGGCGGCGCTGGCGGCGATGTTATCCGCGAAGGCACGGGTCGGCTTAGGGAAGTCGGCGACCATGGCGGCCAATTCCTCGACGCCCGTGACGGTTCCGCCGGGGGAGTTGATGACAAGGAACACCTTTTCGACCGAGGGGTTTTCGGCGGCTTCGTCCAGCCAGCCGGCGATGACGTCCACATCCGCTCCGCCCATCAGGCGTTCGATTGGCGACAGTCCCTTGCCGATGGGGCCGGACACCGGGATAACCGCGATGTTCCCGACGACGTAAGGCTTGGGGGCTTCGCCGAAGAGCTGCGAGATCATCTCGCCGAGGCCGGCGGCCTTCGAGGCTTCGACGTAGTCCTTCGCGCGGACGGGGTTGATGAGCAGAGGCTCGAGGCCACGAAGGCCTTGGGAAAGGAAACGCACGGGTGTTAGGGATTAGAGGGTGGGGGGGTTCCAGCCGGCTGCGCCTGTTCGGGCGTGACCGGGTTGGGGTAGGTCTGAGAGATGCTTCCGTAGGGAAGACCGAGTTGTTCTTCCTTCTTTCGGATATAGGCGAGTTCCTCGCCGATTGAGTCAATCTGCTTATAGAATTCAGTCCCGTGGGTCTTGTAGAATTCGGAACGGCTCATCAGTCCCATCTTGATTGCCTCGCGGTCATTCTGGGCTTCACGTCCAGCGTCCACCGTAAGGGAAGGAGGCGTGATCGCGGAACACTTGAACCAGTCAGGGTCGTCAGGAATCTCGCCTTTCTCGATGCCGTCAGCGATGATATACTGATAGGTCGGAATGCAGAAGCGCTCGATGAGCATGGTCTGCACATGGGAGATAAACCTGTCGGCCTTGTTTCCGACCAGGCGAATGCCGGCCCCGGAAATCTTAGAGGGGTCGACCACGAAATCCCAAGGCAGGGAGCCGAAGGTAACGTCGCGCTGAAGTTCAGAAATAAATCCGTTGAACGTCTGGTTGGGTCGCTTGGACTCCTGCATCTCCAGCTTCTCATTCGGCTCGAGGACGAGGAGTTTGCCGCCGGCCTGTTCGACGATGCCGGAGTAACAGCGGTCTCCGCCGCCCAGCTCGGAGGCCATGTCGTCGGTGATGTGGCCTCCTGCCTTGTTCAGCACCCTCGTGACCTCAGACTGATCCTTGACCGCGCGGGTCTCGGCTTGGAGGATTTCGTCGATATCCTGGAGGCTGTTGATTGAATGCTGCAGGAGGGGGATTCCGCGGGAGGCGCTCGAAGACGTGAAGTCCACGACGTGCATCATCGCGTTGGCGAGCACCTGCCGGCTGGAGCCGTTGGAGCGGTAGACCCAATAGGCGACGACCTCGCCGAAGTCTCCGAATTCGACGCCGTCCCAGACGCGCTCTGGAATATCGCGGTCAGCAGGGTCGCCGACGCGGTGGGCTTCGATGAGCTGAATCTTAGCCTGGTCACGGCCGTTGCGAACCTTGGCGGCGAAGGTATCTCCGTCGCGCATCCAAGCGCGGGTGATGAGTTTCTGGCAGTCCTCGAAACTGAAGCGTCCGGTTACGTCCAACTTGCGGGAAACTTCATAGAAGTATTCCATGTGCCGGCGGCCGACCTCGGCGTCCCTGCAATGGGACTGCATACTGATTCCCGTGCCGACGACATACATCACGGTGTCGTTCAGGATTTGGTTGTATAGGCCGTAGTTGCGTTCGGCGTATCGGCACTTCTTGACCATCGTGTTCCGATCGCGGGAACGAAGGTCGCGGCGGGCGTCCACGTTGGCGCCCATGTAAAGGATTTGACGGCCGTTGCTCTGCGTCACGCTTTCCCAGCGAGGGTTCTGCGGGTAGCCTCCGCCGTTAGCCTGGGCCTGAGGCACGGGCATTCCAGCCGCACCAGTCAGCGCCTTCTTAGGCAACTTCGCCGGCTTGGCGGCTGCGGACTTGGCGGGTTTCTTCGGGGACTTAGAGGCCATAGTTAGAGTCGTTGTTTCGGTTGTCGTAACGGACGTTGATGACGTTGCGACGACGACCATACTTCTTCGGGTCGAGCTGGCTCAAGCCGTAGAGGGCTTCGGCGAGCATCTCCTTGGGCGGCAAGGCGAACTGCTTCGTGGCGCTGGAACCGCTGTCGCTGTAGGACATGAGGGTCTTCCCCTCCATGATCATAGACACCGCCTTCGCCTTGATGGCGAGGAGCTCGTCTTCCGTTAATCCGATGAAAAGTCCCTGCATAAATCTGCGGGCTTAGGCAACGGGGAGAGGTGGTCGAGGCTCTATGCCTCTTGGGCGCACACTCCCGCGACGCTCCTCGACCACCGCTCTTAGGGTCATCATGGCGAACCTCCCTCGCTTTGCAAGTTGTCAACACTCGCCTCCCGGCCGACGACCCCCCAGCGGACGGCGGCGAGGAGGGCGAGGATTTCGCAGTCCAGGGCGTGGTTGTCCTTCTTCCCTTGCGGCATGATCCACGTCGCCTTGCCCGTCCGCCTGTCCTTCACGCGGACTTCGGAGTTGATTTGCTCGACATACTCGGGGGTGGCGTCACGGGGGAACGACCAGCACTTTCTCGCTCGCAAGCCGTGGAGCAAATCCTTGCCGGCCAGATTGCTATGCATGATGAGCCATGCCCGGTCTTTGCATCCAGGTACGAGGATGGCCTGTTTGTCGGAGAAGAAGCGGCGAAGGGTGTTGCCGTCCTTGTCGGTCACCGCGAACGAGTCCGCCCCTGAACCCTTGGCGCACTTCCACCCCCTGAGCGCCGTCTGCCTGTAGACCTCTTGGGTCTGGTCTCCTGAGTCAACTACCACCATGGCCTTGTGGGTACCCGTCGAGGTGACGAAGGCCTCCACGTCCTGCCACGTCTCGAGCTTGGCGAAGGCCTTGAGGCGGCTATGCCCGCTCCTCGACCACATCCGGCAGACCCCGTAGAAGTGGCCTCGCTGGACGTCGATGCCGACACTCCGACAGGGGATGCTTCCCGCCGGCGCTCCCTCCCTGTCGACCACCTTGCCCGATGGGGTGATGACCGCCTCGCCCGGCCAGTCGTCCGCGAGGGCGTAGTCGGCGGACTCAGTCGAGACGACCATGCTTCCGCCGTCATCGCTCCAGGGGATGGCGAGGTACTTCTGTTTGAAAATCTTACGGGCCTCCTCGTCGCCGAACGTCTCGCTGACTTCCTTCGCCTTGATCATGTCCACGGCCAGCGAACCCCAGCTCGTCGAGGCAAGGGCGTTGACGTGCGTTCCTACCCATCCGGTCTTCTGGGGCTGGGCTGTCTGGACGAACTGCGCACCGTTCTCGACGGCGTTGCATTCGATGCGCGTCTCGTTCGTATCTGGCAGACGCACCTTGCAGGATGCGCATTCGTAGGTCGTGTTCTGTTCTACCATCAGGTGATCCCAGCCGGCGGGACTCTTGGCCTGTTCGGGGAAGCGGACGTATGACCAGTCCCAAGGCTGGAGCGCCTTGCAATGCGGGCAGACGAAATTCCATTCGTGCCGCGTGGTCATCATCCAGATGTTGTCGAGGTCGCCCCCGACCATGCCGGCCTGAGACAGATACAGTTTCTTAGCCGTCCATTCGTAGGCCTTCGTGCGGGCCATCGACTGCGCCACAGCCCCTTTCTTCCATAGCCAGATTTCGTCCCCGATTACGAACCGCGTCGAGATGCGCTGCAGGTCTTTCTCCGTCGTGGCGGAATTGTTGTAGACGATCGTGCCGTCAGCGAAGTCGATGATATCGCTCTTCGGGTTGTCGTTCGGCGAGATGTGCCGGCGCACCTCGTCCACCAGATTGAACATCGGCCGCAGGTAACGGATGGTGAAGTCCGCCGCGTTGACCTGGTTGTCCATGTAGATGACCATGTTCCCGCGGTCGTTCGCCATCAGGTAGGTCGCAGCCAGTCGGGCCTTCAACGTCTTGCCCGTCTGAATCGACCAGAGGTCAACCATCGTCCGCGTCGATGGGTCGAGGAAAAGCCTGAGACTCTCCGCGATCCACGGCCAGCGGTTCGGGTTGTATCCGCCGGCGAAAGCCCCAGCCGGGACGCGGGTGATGTTCCTCGCCAGCCACTTGACCGGGTCGGCGTTGTCGGGCGGCGTCAGGGATTCGCGGCCGATGTCCAGGAGTTCGGCGCGGTTCATCAGTCGAGGTCGATGCCTTGGCGCTTAAGCATCAGGTAGAGTTGGTCTGAGATGGCCGACCATTTCCTCCGCTTGTCCTGGAACGGACGCGAGGGCTTGGGCATCGGCTTGCGCTTGGCCGCCGGCTTACGCTTGCGCTTACCCTTAGGCATCGCCGCCTCCGCTCATCTTCTCGCGCAGCTTGCGGACGTAGGCCTGCAAGACGGCGATGGCCTTGGGCGGGTCGTTCGGGTTGC